GATACGTTGCTTCTGACATAAGCATAACCAGGGAACAACACTTTCAGTTGTTCCATATTGTCTGAAGACATTGTGGCAGACATAACACATTTGTGTCATCTCCAACACCCACAATAATCATACCCGCAGTTAATACATCCTGCGTTTTGCCCCAATAAAGAAGATTGAGGGCCTGTGAGTACAGTCGGGGAATCCGCCCGTAGAGTACTAAACTCCCCGACCATAGTCAAGGGTAGTCAATTTAGTATTTAATCATGCAATAACATCATCGATATAACTGCCTAATTGGCCGCCAACATCAATCGCTGATTTTGTTATACGTGCTGATGAGATAACCCATGCAGCATCCATGAATGGTAATGGACCATCCACGACAGTCACTGGTAACGTTGCAGCAGCAACTACGAGCCCGAACCAGAGTCCTGCGATTTTTCCAGCCTCTTCGAATCCGAACGTGTCTTCTCGAGCTGCTTCCATTCCGCCGCCGAGAACGTCTGCAGTTTTCTCCAGGGTTTTCACCACTGGCTTTATTGTGCTTTTACGGGATTTATGCTCCTTAGCAGTACGCTTTCCCATCCCAAAAGCAACATCATTTTCAAGTTCAATGATTTTACCGCCGATTTCAAAAAATGAACGGCTCATTCTACCCACTCCTGATCGCATCGTTCACAAGTATGGTGAAAGATAGGTCGTTCGAATTCATGGTCATCTATCATGACAACATTTACTTTGTTCGAAGAACATTTAGGACACACGATATTCACTTCGTTGTTTTTCTACGTGTGTTTTTTTTCTTACTAGGCACAGCAACTAGTTTTTTTGATTTAGGATCCTTATCCGTGTAACGGTATCGGACCATCTTTCCGTCTTTCTTGAAAGACTTTCCATAATTGTAAGCCATCAGAAGCACACTCCTGACACTCTGGTGATTACGGCATCTGACACACCCAAGAGGTGGAGAAGACCAACTCCGAGAAGATACTCGAGTCTGTTGTTCTTCAGATGATTAATTACTGAACCCGCAGTAACGGCTTCTTTTGCGACTTCGATTGTTTCTGCTGCTGCATTCATTCTTCACATCTCCGTCATTGGTTCACACAGGTAGCCACGATGACTACCAGGAATGAGATCTATTTGTAGAATCAATTCACCGGCAAGACCGGTATTAGTAGATTCAATTTGAATTAGTCCACAAGGAAAGTTACCACCCTTAATTCGGGTAGTTCCACCGACAGTGGTCGGGGTAATGTATTCTAAATCGTGGATTTGAAGTCCAATACCCTGAACTGCTCCTCCAGGATATTCATCCTGTGGATATGGCAGATCATTATTTTTACCGACGACATTAGCAAGAACGTCTTCGTTGTTATCACCGACATCAAACAAAGCACGCCAAATATTGTCAGCGTTTGTTACTCCAACTGGTACAGCTGGATCGGGTGACTGAGGAACTCCACGTGAGTTCTGATAAGCCTTAATCAAAGAGATTGATCCTCCAGCACCGCCGACATAATCGCCAACTGCTGTTAGTGAAGGCTCATAATTAACGCCAGGAGCGCCATAATTAGGAATGACAATTTGAGAATATTCCCATTCCCCTGGTACATATGTTCCAACAGTAGATATTGGTAATAAATTACCAGCAACTCCTGATGTCAAATGAAAACCATCAGCAAAGATTTTAAAATCATTAAATCTTGCTCGAACAGATTCCTGTTCACCATCTTCCAAGACTTCATCTTGTTGACGTTGCCAAGCTCGGAAACCTTTTTCCCAAGCATTAGACATTACCCAAGTGTTTGGGAGTTTGGATACTTTGACAGTACCTTCGTATCCTGCTGGTCGTAGAAACTTAAAACCAGCCACCGCCCAATTTAGACCTTGACGGTAAAATCGACGATTAACAAGTGATGCCACTTGAGAGAGATCAATATAATCCAATGCATTGATTCCAGGCTCAGCAGTAGTCATAACAAAACTGAGCGTCTGAACAGACGGTTCAATCTTCGATGTGCGTTGCATTCCTCTTGATTTCTTGTAGGCCATGGCCTCATGGTAGAGAACGGGGTCTATAATATATCGCCCCGTAGCGCCAGCGGTCATGTGGTTCACGACCTCCCTCCGAATCTGAACTGCGGTATGCATGCACACCGATTCCATCTTCTTCGCCCTTCCACCGGAGGTGGCGGTCTAAAAAGTATGTACACAAGATGTGTAATATTTTCAGTCACATCGACAATATACGATGCGTCGCCCACTCGTTTTCAACGTTCGAACAGGGCATTTACACTGATGAGATATCAGTTGTTGTACTGATCGTTTCACGATACGTTGCTTCTGACATAAGCATAACCAGGGAACAACACTTTCAGTTGTTCCATATTGTCTGAAGACATTGTGGCAGACATAACACATTTGTGTCAT